CGGCATCTATCGGATCATTGTATTTGCCGGATGCTGCGCAAAACACGCCACCGTGTACCGTCACGCCGCGCAGTTGTGCTATTGGACAGTCTGCCGCAAAGGTGTATGTGATTTTTTTCATGGCTTGTTACCCCTGTCTTGGTTCCGAGACTCTCAGCGTCTGGATGCTGTTTGATCGATCGCGGATCAAATCGCGTACTGCATGGGACGAAGCATAGGCGCACGTTTTGAGCTTGTCAAATGTTTTTTGCGGGGGATGTATTTTTCTGGTAGCGTAAAAAAGCCCCTCGCGTAACCCGCCCCTTCACCACACTGAAGCCCTTCAGTATCGCCCGCACCCGTCGCCATCCCCAGAATGGCGACATGGCATTCAAATCCAAAACCAAACAACAGCAACCCGGCATCGGCATCGCCGTGTGTTCGCTTGCGCTGAACGCTGCAGGCGAACTGCAGCTGACACCGGCGGGCAAGTTTCGTGGCATCGACGGTCGCCCGAACGATGCGGAGGCTTGGTACATCGACGCCGCGCTGGCCGCGAAAGTCATCGCCTTCAATTCCTCGCGCAACATCGACCTGGTCATCGACTACGAACACCAGACCCTGAACAAGGAAAAGAACGGCCAGCCCGCACCGGCGGCCGGATGGTTCGGCGGTGCCGATCTGGTCTGGCGCGAAGGCGAAGGTTTGTTCGCCAAGGCTGATCTGACGCAGCGCGCACAGGATCACATCGCCGCCAAAGAGTACAAGTATCTGTCGCCGGTCTTCTACTACAAGAAAGGCACCGGCGAGATCCTCGGGCTGCATTCCGCCGCCCTCACCAACACCCCGAACATCGATGGCATGCACGAGCTGGCCATCGCTGCCGCCAGCGCAGAGCTGGACCAACTCACCAACCAACAGGAGTCGAACATGGAAATCAAAGAACTGCTGGAGCGTATCCGCTACCTGCTGAATCTGCCTGCGCTGGCCACGCCGGAAGAGATCGCCAACGAGCTGCAAAAGGCTGTCGATCTGGTCAGGGGCGGCCCGGCTGCCGAGGTTGCTGCCAACACACTGGGCGTTGTGGGTCTGGTGCAGGCACAAGGCGCGCAGATCGCCGCCCTCTCTGCTGCCACCCCTGACCTGTCCAAGTTCGCCCCGGTCGAAGCCATGCAGGCGCTGCAAGCCGAATTGGCTGCGCTGACTGCTGCCAACAACGAGCGCGAAGTGGATGGCGTGGTCACTGCCGCGCTGTCTGCAGGCAAGTTGCTGCCACCCCAGGAGAAGTGGGCGCGCGATCTGGGCAAGGCCAACATGGCTGCGCTGAGCGCGTATCTGGAAAGCGCGCCGCAGATCGACGCGCTGACCAGCACACAGACCAAAGGCATCAAGCCGGAAGGCCAAGCCGAGGGCGAGCTGCGCGAAGCGCAGCTGGCGATGTGCGCGGCCACTGGTGTCTCGCCGGAAGCCTTCAAGAAGACGCTGGCTGCCCAGTCTCAGACCTGATCTTTCCAAACCATTTGCGTGGCACGTTCGCCTGCAAATAACTGACTCGTACAAAGGAGAAAACGATGCCACTTACCGCTGATCGCAATACCCAAATGAAAGACGGCGAGCTGTTCGCCGTCCCCATCGCCACCGCCAAGAAGATATTCGCCGGCAGTCTGGTGGCCGCAAACGCCACCGGCTATGCCACACCCGGCGCTGTCGCCGCCACGCTGACCTATCTGGGCCGCGCGGAAGAGACGGTGGACAACACGGGCGCAGATGGTGCGCTGAGCGTGCTGGTGCGGCGCGGTAAGGCGTTCAAGTTCGCCAACAGCGCCACCGATGCGGTGACGCAGGCCAGCCTGGGCAAGGTCTGCTACATCGAGGACGACCAGACCGTGTCCGCCACCAGCGACACCGGTGCCCGTTCTGCAGCCGGCATCGTCATCGGCGTGGAAACCGACGGCGTCTGGGTGCAGTAAGCCCTGATCCGACTACTCGTTAATTCAAAGGAGAACCGCATGAAACTCGTTAAATCTCATATGTGGATGGTCGGCCTGTTCCTGGTCGTCATCGCTTTCGCGGTGACCGCCGCGCTGACTGGCAGCCATCCGGCGCAGTCCGGTGATGTGTTGGCACTGGGCGAGGCAGGCATCGGCTTCGCGCTCGGTGGCATGATCGTCAACCGCGACAACATCGCCAACCTGTTCGTCAGCCTGAAGACGTCGTTCAATAATGCATTCGGCGCAGTTGAATCGATGTGGCAGCAGATCGCCATGAAGGTGCCTAGCACCTCCGGCGCTAACGACTACAAGTGGCTGAGCAAATTCCCCAAGATGCAGCGCTGGGTCGGTGACAAGAAACTGAAGTCGCTAGAAGCTTTCAAGTATGTGGTTGAGAACGAAGATTTCGAAGCGACTGTTGAAGTCGATCGCAATGATATCGATGACGACAATCTGGGCATCTACAGTACACAGGCGCAAGGCGCTGGTGAGTCTGCAGCGCAGATGCCAGACGAGCTGGTATTCGAGGCAGTCAATGCTGCGTTCACTGGCGTGTGTTTCGACGGTCAGTTCTTCTGCGACACCGACCACCCAGTGACCAACCCCACAACTGGCGCGAAAGAATCTGTCTCCAATAAAGGGGTGGTGGTGTTGTCTGCTGCAACGCAGGCATTGGCACAGGCCAGCTTGGGTGCGGCTGCAACGGCGATGGGCTTGTTCAAAGATGACGAAGGTCGCCCACTGAACGTGACGCCGACCATCTTGCTGGTGCCTGTTGCACTGCGCGACGTGGCCAACACGCTGTACACGGCTGATCGTCTGGAAGACGGTAAGGCGAACTTGTACAAGGGCATGTTTAAGCCTGTTGTATCGCCGCGCCTGACATCCAGCACCGCATGGTTCCTGCTGGATACCACCAAGGTCATCAAGCCATTCGTGTACCAGGAACGCAAAGCACCTGTGTTCGTGTCGCAAACCGATCCGCAGTCCGACGATGTGTTCATGCGCAAGATGTTCAAGTTCGGCGCAGAAGCCCGCGCAGCTGCCGGTTACGGTTTCTGGCAGACCTGCTACGGATCCACCGGCGCAGGCGCATAAGGAATATCCCCCCCCGAGCGGTAGCACGCTAACCGGAGCCGCCCTGAGTGCGGCTCCGGGGTGTGAAGGACAAACGAATAAGGAGTGATCATGGCTACAGCAAGCAAGAACAAGGCAGCTGCACCAGCTGCTGCTGAAAACAAGGCCGGGGCAGATGCCGCAGCCGCAAAGCAAGCCGCCGCGAAAAAGACCGTCAAGGTGCCCGCGTTGAGCGTGGTATCCAGCCGCGATGGCTTCCGCCGTGGCAGCCGCGTATGGAGCAAGGATGCGACCGTGGTGAAGCTCTCCGCGCTGAGCCGTGAACAGATCGCACAGATCAAGGGCGAATCGCTGCTGACCGTCACCGAAGTCGAAGTCGACGAAGAAGTCGCTGCCGAGTAATCCATGCCCTACGCCACCCAAGCCGATCTCGAAACACGCTTCAAGCAGCAGGAGCTGATCGAGCTGACCGATGAGGCCGGTACCGGCGAGATCGATGCAGCGGCTGTTGCGGTGGCGCTGGCCGATACGGACGCGGAGATCAACGGTTATCTGGCCGGCCGCTATTCGTTGCCGCTGACGCAGACATCACCCGAGCTGGTGCGCCTGGCATGCGACATCGCCCGCTACCGGCTGTACGACACCAAGGCGACCGAGCAGGTGAAGGCGCGCTACGACGATGCGATCCGGAAGCTGCGCGAGGTATCCAGTGGCAAGGCTTCTCTTGGCATCGATCAGGCCAGCGCGCCGGTGAAGGTGGCCGGTGGTGCGGAGATCAGCTCCGGCGGGCGTGACTTCAGCCGCACCGATCGCGGGAACTGGTGATGCTGCTCTCCCCCGTCGTCAACACGCTCAAGCTGATCGTCACCCTGGACGACGCGCAGGAATTCCGCAAGGTGGCCACGGCGGCGAATTTCGCGGCGGCTCGCGAAGACCTGAAACAGCCGCCCGCTGCTTATGTGCTGCCGATGAACGATGCGGCCGGGCAGAACAGCCTGGGCGGCGGCGCGATCATCCAGCCGGTGATCGAGCGCTTCGGCGTGGTGCTGGCGGTGAGCAATCTGCGTGATGCCTCCGGCGTGGCGGCTCAGGTCGAGTTCGAGCGGCTGCGCAGGCTGGTGATCGACCAGCTGCTGGGCTTTGTGCCTGGTGATGGCTACGAGCCGTGCGAGTACGTCGGCGGGTCGCTGCTGGCGCTGGATGCATCGGTGCTGTGGTGGCAATTGGTCTTCAGGACCGGATACACGGAAAGGAATTACTGATGAGCGACTACCAGGACGAGCATGCGGGCCGTGGCGGTTCTTACGTGATCGGTGCAGACGGCAAGCGCGTACTGCAGCACCGCACCGGCCACGTCGCGCCGGAAGTGCAACAGGCCCAGCCGACCACACCGGCCAAGACAACCAAACAAGCGAAGGGAACTGCAAATGCCAAGTCCAACTAATATCCGCAAGTGGAAGAAAAAGGTCGTACTGATCGGGCTGGAGGATACCTACGCCACCGACCCGGTGCTGGTCGGCACCGACTGGTTCGAGGCGCGCAACGTGGTGCTGACGCCGTTCGAGGTGGAAAGCCAGGACCGCAACATCGCGCTGCCCTGGATGGGCAACAGCGGGAAGTTGATCACTGCCGTGCGCATGAAGCTGTCGTTCGATGTGGCGCTGGCGGCATCCGGCTCGCTGGGCGTTGCACCGAAGATCGGCCCGCTGCTGCGCGCGGCCGGTTTCGCCGAGACCATCACGGCCGCCACCAAGGTGGAATACACGCTGATCGACGCGGAGTTCGAGTCGATCGCGTTCTATATCAATATCGACGGTGTCTGGCACAAGGGCTTCGGCGTCCGCGCGAACGGCAAGGCGACGCTGGATGCCAAGGGCATCGCCCTGGTGGGCATGGAGTGCACCGCGCTGTATGCCGTGCCGACCGATGGCGCGCCGCCCGTGGTGGACCGCACCGGCTGGCCTTACGAGAAGCCGGTCAACGCCGCCAACACGCTGGTGTGCACGGTCAATGGCGT